CACACCAACTCACAGACAAAGAGGCTGCAGAATTCACTTTCGACAAGATTTTCTATCACTAAGGTTAACCAGATTTCTGCTCAGATTCACAAGGCAACCCTTCGTGGTGGTGCAAACTACATTGTAGTTTCTTCTGAAATCTCTGCAATCTTCAATAACCTTGAGTATTTCCACGTAAGTGATGCTTCTGCTGAGTCAGACCAGTACAATATGGGTATTGAGCGCATAGGTTCACTTGAGGGTCGTTATCAGGTTTATATGGATCCATATTCACCATCTTGGTCACTTATTATGGGTCACAAGGGTAAGAGCCTTCTTGACACTGGTTACATCTATGCTCCATATATTCCAATGCAGTTAACTCCACTTATGTGGAACCCAACTAACTTTGCACCTGTAAAGGGTATTATCACACGTTATGCGAAGAAGGTTGTTAACAATCGTTTCTTTGGTAGTGTACGCGTAGATGGACTTCAGACTTGGGATATGAACGAACTTCGTTAATCTTAAGTGATTTAGTTCCAATCATTTATGGAGAGTGGTTTTTCCACTCTCCATTTTTTTATTAACTTTAATGTGAACCTAACTTTTTCGTTCTCTTTTTTGGTTTTCTTACTATTTATTTATATCTTTGTAGAAAATTAAAATCTTATGATAAAAGATGTAGATACAGCTGGAATTATTAGTGACTATGGGTCTGGAATGTCAATTGAGACTATTTGTTGTAAATATCACATAGGGAAAATACGTATAAAGGATATATTACAATCAAATAACATTGTACTACGTAAAAAAAATGAACCCAGAATAAAGAGAAATTTTATAATCAACGACTGGCGTATTCATAAGTATCAGCCTATTGAGGGGTATCACTATGTAGCTAAGGCTAAAGATGGGGGGTTTGAGACACTTGATTATGAAAATCGTGCTGGAATATTAACCACGTACATAATGAATAAATATGGGGTTAAAAGTCCAACATTATATGATAGAAGAATTTATTACCAAACAACGGGTAATTATTGGTGGGAGCAGTGGTTTGATATTATACCGTGCGCTAATGAGCAAGTAAAAAGATGTCCTTATTGTAATTGGGAAACCACGGATCTTGATAATAAGAGTGGTGCTTTTGAAGTGCATTTAAAAAGTGTACATAATTTAACAATTGATGAGCATATAAAAAATTATCCAGAAGATATTTCTTACTTCAAGAAACACCAAAAGAAAATTGCTCGTGAAGAAATTTTGATGGATGATGAGAATTTTGTGATATGCCCCATATGTAATAAAAAATATGAAAAATTAACTAAGTCGCATTTACTGACACATGGATTGGATTTTCAAGAATTCAAAAAAAGATACCCAGAGGTTAACATCGTTTCAAAAAAAATGTATCAACAAACAATGAATGCGCAAACCTTGGGAAATTTAGCTGTATCCAAAAATCGTTTTATATCTAAATATGAAAGAGAAATACGTGAATTTTTAGATAAAAATAACGTACAATATGACTCAAATAGGCAAATGCTTATAGGAAAAGAAATTGATATTCTTATCAACGATAGAAAAATAGGTATTGAATTCAATGGTTTAAAATGGCACACAGAATGGTTTGGTAAGAAAGAACACAAGTATCATCTTCAAAAAACAATTGATTGTAATAAGAATGGTTATGGACTTATACATATTTTTGAAGATGAATATGTTGAACATAGGGACATTGTTTTTAAGAAAATTTCACACATATTAAAGTTGGACAATGATTTGCCTAGGGTAATGGGCAGAAAGTGTACAATAAAAGAAATTTATAAATATGATGCTGAGGTTTTTTTAACAAAGTTTCATATTCAAGGATATGTTAGTAGTAGTGTATATCTTGGATGTTTTCACAATGACAAGTTAGTTGCCGTTATGACATTTAAGAATGGAAATATTAAAAATCCTTGCTGGGAATTAACAAGGTTTGCAACTGATTATAACTATAGATATCAAGGTGTGGGTTCTAAAATGTTTAGTTATTTTGTAAAAAAATACACACCAACAAAAGTAATCTCTTTTGCTGATAGGCGATGGACTGTTGATATGAATAATAACCTTTATATAAGATTAGGGTTTACAATTGATAAAATATGTCCACCAGATTACCGCTATTACCTTGATGAAAGCAAAAACGATTATAAATACAAACGAATTCATAAAATGTCACTCAATAAAAAAACTCTATCTAAAAAATATGGATTTCCGCTCACAATGACGGAAACTGAGATGGCTAGAGAGCTTGGTTATGATAGAATTTGGGATTGCGGGCTAATTAAATATGTTTGGGTTAATGAAAGGTAGATTAGTTATGGATTGTACTGAAAGATTAAGAAAGTTTATAGAAAGGGCTAAAAAGGTCCATTGTGGGGAGAATCTTGATTACTCTGAGGTTTCCTATGTGAATAATAAAACACCCGTAACAATAATTGATCACGATCTTCGCCCAGATGGTTCTGAGTACGGTGCATATCGTCAGACTCCATCCAATCATCTGAAAGGACAAGGACATCCAGATAAGCGTGGATTGAAAATTTCCAAAAGGAAAAGAGAAAAAATTGAAAATCTTATAAAAAGGTTTAAGGTTGTTCATCCAGATGAAAATCTTGATTATTCTCAAGTTAAATATGTCAATATGCACACTAAGGTTATGATTATTGACCATGACTTGCGGCCAGATGGACTGGAATATGGAGAATACTGGCAAGAGCCAGCTGTGCATTTGAAAGGCTCTTCTCATCCAGATAAGAAGAAACCAGATAATAAGTTGACTCAAGAGGAATGGATTGAAAGGGCTGAAAAGGTACATAATTCTCGTTATGATTATTCAAAAACCATTTATGATGGATATAAGAGTGAGGTGGAAATAATATGCTCAAAGCACGGAAGTTTCTATCAAACTGTAGAAAATCATCTTGCTGGAAAGGGGTGTCCCAAGTGTGGAAATCATTCATCAAGATTTGAAGAAGATATAAAAAAAGAGTTGGGGGTTAATTTTATTGAACATGATAGGGATGTGCTTGATGGGCTTGAAATTGATTTATATGATCCAGAGCGAAAGGTGGGTATTGAATTTAATGGTTTAAAGTGGCATACTGAGTGGTTTGCTGGAAGGGGGAGAGACTATCACATTAAAAAAACGGAAGGGTGTCTTGAGAAGGGGGTTGGTCTTATACAAATATTTGAAGACGAATATTATAATCACAAGGATATTGTACTCTCTAAGTTACGTCACATTTTGAAAATGGAAGATAATAAACCACACATATTTGCTAGGAAGTGCCAAATAATGGAAATTTCTTATAAGGTGGCTGGGGCTTTCTTGGAGAAGAATCATATTCAAGGTGGAACTAAGGCGACCATATATTTGGGGGCTTATTATGGTGGTTTGCTTGTTGGTGTGATGACATTTAAGAAGGACGGAAAGGATATGTGGGATCTTAACAGATTCGCAACTGATATTTCTTTTGTTTGCTGTGGCGTTGGTGGAAAATTGTTTAAATATTTTGTTAAACAATATAAACCACATGAAATCAAATCATTTGCCGATAGGCGGTGGACAATAGATTATACCAGTAATCTTTACACGAAGTTAGGTTTTAAACTTGATAGCTTCTTAAAACCTAATTATCAATATTATAATCCACAGTTTACAACTCCTATGCGTTTACATAAGTTTAATTATAGGAAAAAACACATAATGAGAAAATATGGAAAATCCTTCAACTTTAATGATAGTATGACGGAACAACAGATGATGAAAATAATTGGTTATGATAGAATTTGGGATTGTGGGCTAATTAAATATGTTTGGACTAATGGCGGGTAGTGTGAGTGGTTATTATTTTCCTTGACCAACCAGTTCGTTCCATTATTTCTTCTATAATATTATTTGTTTCTTGTGACTTTCCTTGATACCTACCTAGAAAAAAGATTTGTTTCTTATACTCCTCGGTCTTTGATGATAGGAGGTTGTAGAAACGGATAGCGTCACTTAGGTTTTTACAAACAACGATATTCATTGGTGTTTCATCGTATTTGATTACGATTTTATTACCGTACAACATAATTCGTAATCTCCCTTCTTGTAGCATATTTTCAATAAGATTTTCAAATATCCACGGGAATGTTTTTCTATCTGTTTTTGGATTATAACCAAACACCCAAAAACTTTCCTCCACCTGAAACGGAAATTTGTCATATATGACCCATGATTTTGATGTTGTACTATTTGTTACATATTTACCATATTCATTTCTAAATTGAGGATCTTTTTTATTTCCTTCTGGGTTTCTCTCTAATAAAAGATATTCATATTTTACTTCCTCAATTACCCCGTGATTCATTAAATGTTTTGGAAAAACAACCTTCTTTGATTCTTCCAATAGAGAATCAATCTTTTTCATTGCATTCTCAATCTTTCTATACCTACCGAAATAATGACGTTTTGTGTGATTTAAACAAGATATGATTTGATAATCAGACTTACTGAGAGGTACTCTGACTTTTTTAATAACCTTCTTCTTTGGGCCTCTTTTCTTCTTTGGTCCACGCCTTTTTTTCCAGCTCATTTTGTTTTCTCAAAAATAATGAATATCTTTATAGAAAAATAACTAAAAAAAACGATTTTATCAATGGCAAAATTTACTAAAGCCTCAGAGGATATTGAGGCGATTGTTAATGATGTGGCTCAGGAGATTGGGCTCACAAATTTTATGGAATTTGAAGCACTTCATATGCCCAAAGCTAAAGATGTTGTTACTGTAACAAAAGCATCTGCATTGGCTGAATATCTTTCTAAACGCGAAGACCTTGTACTGGTTATTGTTCGTGAGGATGCTTTTGACCTTGTGGATGAAGATACAAAGAAACTGTGGATTAGAATGGCAATGGATTCTGTTTCTTATGATAGCGAAAAGGACCGCATTACAATTGGTGTTCCTTCAATTACAATTCCAGTTGGTTTTTATGAGAGATATAAGGAAAAGGCAATTGAATCAGCTCTCCTTGCTAGATATACATTGTCGCAGATTGAGGATGCTGAAAAACAGAGGAAGGCTGAACAGGCTGGAAAGAAAAAGAAAGGTGATTAGAAGTGAACTACCCCTCCCTAAAGGAAGGGGCTTCTTGTTTCAGCGACCCCACTTGCAGTGAGGTCTCCCCCACTGTAGAGGTGGAATCTCCACAAGCGTGAATTTCCGTAGTTCCTACGGTATTATTATTCCTAAAATACCAGTCTCTTAAATTACAAGCCGCGTTGTAATCCCTGCTGATGACTGCCCCACATTTAGGGCATACCCATTCTCTATCTCCAAGGCTTAACTCTTTATTAACGGTCCACAATGGTTGCAAGTCTTTGAACTTGGAAACCACTTATCTGCAATGACAAGCAATGAACCATATTCCTCACATTTATACTTAAGAAATGTCTTGAACATTCCCCATCCGAGGTCGTTGGCCGACTTGCCGTGACCACGCAGTTTACTTTTTGCTTGGTCCTGCATATTAATATCCTCGATTACAATTACGTCGTAATTGCTCGCATAGTGCTTGCTCATTTTATGAGCAAAATCTTTACGGCAATTTGCAATATGCCCGTCCATATTGGCGAGGATAATCCTCGCCTTATTACGATTACTGCTTCCTTTTTGCTTTCTGGGCATTGAACGGTTCAGTCTTGCACGTTTTTTTTCATTGACTCTATACTGTCTGACGTACTTGGGTTTCGTATCGTCATACGTATTTTCCGAGTCAACAGCAAAATCGCTGTAGGACATATCTAATCCTACCACTCTAAGACTACCTGATATTTGTTTTTGTCTTTGTATTTGTTCGATATTGCAAAGGATTGAAACATAGAACTCCCCGTTTCGTTCCAACGAGACGGTAACTGAACGTATTTCGCCTTGCAATTCTCTATGTTGTTTTAGTTTAACCCACTTTACTTTCGGAAGGCAAATCATCGTGTTTTCTACGCGGATATTACCTCCTTGGTTATTAGTCGTATAACTCCACCTGCATTTTGTTTTTTTATGTGGGGTTGGAAACCCCACATGTTTACCTTTACGTTTTCCTTTCCTTGAATCGAAGAAGTTTTTCAGTGCTTTTTCAAGGTTGGCTCTTCCGTTCATCAGCGCGAGTGAATCCGCCTCGTTTAAAAAGTCATTGTCTTGTTTAAGGGCTGTGACCAGTTTTAGTTTTGGTTTATCCTCGTCAGCCTTGGTTTCGTTGTAGTGGGTAAGTTGTTGTTTATAATCAGCCAAAAGCCCGTTATAGACGAATCTGGCGCAGCCGATTGTACGTCTGATGTATTCGGCTTGTTGTGTGTTAGGTAGTAGTCTGTATTTGTAGGCTTTAAGCATTGTTAAGTATTTAATTATAAATAGTTTACTTTATCTAAAAGTACAAAAATATTATTAAAAAATCAAGAAAATTTTTGTTTTTTTATTTAAAAAATGTATATTTGTTAACGAGGATTCATCCCCCACCTAAAGGAGGGGGTCTTCTCCTCGTACTAAAATAAACCCGTAGATTATTAGTCTACGGGTTTTATTTTTTATACTATTTGAGTGGTGATATATGTTTTCTCAAAATCATTTTACAACCCACAGATATTGCCCATATGGGTTTGTTTTATTTATGTTGTTATTTGAATATATAGGTAAGGTTTGCTTGTTATTTGATGAACAATTATCTTGGTATTGGGAATTACTTTGTGACATTGCTTTTAGGAAGGCGATATTTCTACTCTTCTCACTATTTAGTTTATTTAAGCTAAAATTTGCTACGAAGAGACCCATTGCTAAACACGTCAAGGTGTCATCGTGGCAACCATCTTGATGGTCAATTCTTGCTGCTGGTCCTTTGTATATCCAAGTATCTAGCTCCGCGATTACTCTCTTTGAACGTATCTTAAACTGATTAGTCCTAACTAAATTTGCAAAGTGTGATAGCATTTGAAATCTTACCCCATTACTATGGAATCCTGGTTGTTTACCATCCACAACTTTCAATGTTGAAACTTCCCTTTGTATAGTATATTTATTAAGATCTGCATCATCATAATATAGATTTTTGTATTTTAGTCTTTGTAGCATAAGTACCGTGGCATCTCCAGCGCCTCCAATACATTCAACGATAACAAACGCATTATTATATGCACTTGCATACTGATAAATCATTTCACCAACGTCATCACCAAATCTTTTTCCTTGATATTCTAAGACTTGTTCGATGATTGGTTTTCCGTCATCATCAATACCATCAAGATCTATGATCTCAATTGCTGTTCTATCGCTTGAATCGCCTCTTGAGTTATCGCAAGCACATATATACCTATGTCCATCAATTGGTTCTTTCCATACCCATGTATCATCAACCATCTTATCTTTGTATATTGGCTCTCGTACATTAAGAGTATTTTGCATTTCAATAAATTCTGGATCAACAACGTTAGCTGCTGAACCTAGGAATGATACATCAAGCTCTTGGGCTATTTTCATTGTGTCGTTATTGAATTGTTGACACATACGATTGTACCAAGGGGATCGAGGTTTCCATCCATCTTCAACTAACTTTTGCCAATGATCCTCATCATACCTAACATTTCCGTCATTATTAATTGTTGGTTCTTTGTATATTTCTACTTCACCAGTTTCGCTATTCTTTTTTGTCCATTCCAGGAAGCGATTGTAGCGAGGGTCTTGATACCACTTTAATTCAAGAATGTCAAAACCATTCCAATCTTTAGTTCCTTTCAGTTTTGCTTGTCTACAAGTTTCGTAGTATAACAAATCCTTACCATTAGGTGTTGATATCATTACGATATGTCCACCAGTTGAAACTGTTGGTAATGCGGAGGCGTAAACATCATTTCCATTTTCAATGAAGGCCGCTTCGTCAAATACGAGCCATGTTACACCACCCACACCTCGGCTGGCATCTGGACCAGATGATCTGGCGACAACGCGGCAACCGTTTTTTAAAACCAATTCTTTTGTGTTACAAATATTGAAAAGTTTTTTCTTTGATGGAGGTAGGGATGGATCTATATCTGGTAAAATATATTCATCACCCCACATCCATGCTGGAAACTGCAATAAAAATTCACGTATTTTAGTTACCATTTGCTGAGCCAAATCTATTGTATTACCAATAACCAATACAGTTTGGGGTGATTCTGGGTCAGCTAATGCAATTTCGCAAGAAATAAATGCACCACAAGTAGTGGTAATACCAGCCTGACGTGGTTTTGTTGTGACTACGTTATTACCGTTTCCCAATGTTTCACATATATCTTTTTGTCTCGGAAATAAGTTAAATGGTACCTCTTTTCTCTGAGTGGCATCATATGTTTTAAGGTAATGCGTAATCATATAAATGCGTGATTTATTAGATACACACTTAACATATTCACTTCTTAAAAAATCGTAATCAATCATATTAAATCAAAGTAATTCACTACTTATAAATAGTTTGCAATACTTTTCTTGTTTTTTCAACTATTTATATAAAAAATAACACATTTTAAATCAATAAGCAATGAAAAAGAGAGTTAATGAAGAACAAATTAGGAATATTGTTGCTGAAGCGGTAAGAAAAGTTTTGAAAGAAGGTACAACTGATCAAGAGGTTTTAAATAAGTGGGATTGGATTATGGAGGTTGTTGGTGCTGAACAAATGTTGAATTGTATTTACAACTGGTGTAATTCTGATCAGCTTGCACAATTTATTACTTGGTTTGAAGAAGAGGGTTATCTTGATGGTTATTACACAGATGATGAAGAGGAATATGAAGAGGATGAAATGTAATCTTATTTCATACTATTTATAAGAAAAAAAACAATGAAAATCACAAGTGAAATAGAGGAATTGTTCCTTAAGGTAAGGAGGCTTCTCGGTGCTCCAGTGCGTACTGTTGAATTAACTGATGAACAGCTTTGTTCAATACTTTCTGTGTGTATAGAGGATTATGCTGAGAGGGCGCAGAATTTCGTTATTGACAATAACTGGATTTCCGTATACGGCAAAAACATAAATTCTACCGATTTGGCATATGCCTTTTCAACCAGAAATCTTGATATGACTAAGGATTATAGTTATTGGTTTTCCAAACAAGTTGGTTTACAACAACAGGGCCCTTGGGAATTAAAGAAGGATTTCATCACCATAGAGAAGGGTAAACAAGTTTATGTTATACCTAAGGGGAGGGTTATTAATAAGGTAATGTGGGTTAACCCACCAACAACTCAAGCCGCTTTATTTGCTAATTATGGTGGTATTGATATTGGATTTGGTGGTGGATATGCTCAGCTTGGTGGCGGTGCTTATGGTCCAATTGGTGGATTTTATACAGCACCAGCTGCTGACGTTGCTTACTTAAGTGCTGATTTGCAAATGAAGAATAAATTGCTTAGAAGCGACTTGGTTTATAAGGTAACTGCTGGCCCAGATGGAACACACCTTCTGCATTTATTATCTACTCCAGGTAGTAAGCTTACATTTGGAATGACGAATGGTGTTGCTGGTTCGCTTTCTGTTGTTGGTTGTGAGGTATGGTACACTTATTATGATGCTGGTGAGGAGGATGAAGCTGAATGTATGATGGCTCATGCTGATAGTGTTGTACTTTCACCAGACCAAATTCCATTAAGTAAAATTGATTACGCCTTCTTGAATGATCCAACCAAGACAATTATACGACAATTACTTGTAGCTAAAGCCAAGGAAACATTGGGTCTTGAGCGTGGTAAATTCAGTGGAAAAGTATCCATTCCTCAGGCCGAGGCTAATATGGATTATCAGATGCTTATTCAGCAAGGTATTGATGAGTGGAAAACCACAATGGATCGTCTTGATAAGAGACTGGAGAGATTACGCCCAGCGAATGTTATGGAGGAGAATGCAAAACTTATGGAACAGTCTCGTAATATTCAAAAGATGACCCCATTGGGAATATATGTAATTTAGTTTGGTAGTGATGGAAAAAAAATCATAATTGATGATTGGAATTAGATTTTGGTTGTTCTTTTAGTTTTCGGGTAATATCCATCTACTTAAATTGCATCCAATAAAATTACCGATAACAATTGCTATATAACTTTCAATAAGTGTATTGAAATAATATTGGATGGTGTTAAAATCACATGATGCGTAATAGAAAGCATCTGCTATGGAGTGTGGAAAACCGCAGATAATGAAACAAGGAACTGCGAATATCAATGGTAAGAATTTATTTTCCCTGGCAAATTTAACTGCTGTTGTCATCATAAACCCGCAACCTATTGCAAGTAGCCCATTATTAAACCAACCATTATTGATTCTTGTTAGTAAAATATTATTTCCATTAATATCTAATGGGGAAACCTTGGTTAATAACCCAACAGAGATAGCTCCAAGTATGTTACCCAATAGAATCACTAATAAGTCTGTAATGTCTTTTGTTGAATATGAGATGAAACCAGCGGTTCCAGTGAATAGTTTATATTTATAATGAACAACGGTTACAAGACCAAACGTAAAGAGGATACTCCCCCATATTCCACCTATTGATAAATTAGCAAAACCACCAATACCAATACATATACCAGCGAGAATTGCGCTATAAAATGTTTTCATGTTTTTTTTTTCTTCAAATATACTGAAAATAAAGAAAAAAGGCAAACGAATATTGACAATTTACCCCCAGAATGTTAATTTTCAGAAAGAAGACTATTTATAGATAAAAATTAGAAGAATATGGCAAACAATAAACCAACTGTTTTGCAGAATCTTAACAGAATAATAAATGGTAATAGTATACCTAAGCTATACCAGAGTTCATCCGTAGATTTCAACACGCCTAATCCTGTTATATATAGTACAAATAATAAAGAGGATTTTGATAATACAATGACCCAGTTGAAACAGCAAAAGATGTTGTCTCATCAGTGGGTGAAGGCTGGTAATGATGTTGCGATGGAATCATTGGCTGGTCTTACTGCGGTGAAGTTAATGTATAGAGATGCTGACCTTATGGAAACAATGCCTGAGATTGGGACGGCAATTGATATTCTTTCCGAGGAGGCTTGCTCGATTAATAGCTCAGGTGCAATGCTTAAAGTGTATTCAAAATCAAAGAGAATTAAGGCTGTGTTGGATGATTTATTCATCAATAGATTAAATATCAACACAACTCTTCCTATGATTGCTCGTGGAATGTGTAAATATGGAAATGACTTTGAACTCTTGAATATTGACATTGCTAATGGTGTTATGGGGTGGAAGAGACTTCCTGTATATGAAATAGATCGTATTGAGAATGGTGTCACTGTTGGTGGAAGTTATATGACCAATCCTCTTGCAACAAATCTTAAACCAGATGATGTTCGTTTTGTTTGGACTGGTCATAACGAGTCCCAGCCATACCATAACTGGCATGTTGCTCATTTCAGAATGCTTAATGACTCTTTCTTCTTGCCATTTGGTACTAGCATACTTCACAAGGCTCGCCGTGCGTGGAGGATTCTTTCTATGATGGAAGATGCGATGCTTATTTATAGACTTGATAAGAGCGTAGAGAGAAGGGTTTTTAAAATTTATGTTGGTGGTATTGATGATGCTGATGTTCCAGCATTTGTTCAAGAGGTTGCTAATAATTTTAAGAGAGTTCCGATTGTTGATCCTCAGACTGGTCAATTAGATCTTAGACATAATTTTCTTAATCAGTCGTCTGACTTCTTTATTCCTGTTCGTACAGAAGACGCATCTAATCCTATTGATACTCTTCAAGCGGCTCAAAATCAGACTGCGATGGATGATATTGAATATATGCATAATAAAATTCTTTCGGCTTTGCGAGTTCCTAAGACTTTCTTGAACTTTACGGAAGCTCAAGGAAAGGGTCAGAATTTAGCATTGCTTGATATTCGTTTTGGGCGAATGGTTAATAAGATTCAGCAGTATCTTCTTCTTGAATTGAATAAAGTAGCGATGATACACCTTTATCTTATGGGATTTAAGGATGATCTTTGTAACTTTACATTATCTCTTAATAATCCGTCTGCTCAAATTGAGGCTCTTGAGCTTGAGGATATTACAAAGAGAATACAGACTGCTGCTGCTGCGTTGGCTGACCCTGGTAATGGCATCCAAATTATGTCTCTCCATAGAGTGCTTAAAGACATTATGAAATTCAGTGATAGCGAAATAAAAGATATGCTTAATGAAATTAGGCTTGAAAAGGCACTTGTTGCTGAATTGACTATGACACCTAATATCATTAAGAAGACTGGAATTTTTGACGAGGTTGATAATATTTATGGTGATTACGAAGCGATGCGTTCACTACAACAAGCTCAAATGGGTGGACCAGATCAGATGGGTGGAGGCCTAGGTGGTGGTTTTGGCGGTGGCCCTATGGGTGGAGGCGGATTTGATGGTGGAAGTCTTGGAATGGATAGCTTGGGTGGTCCTGGTGGAGATATCGGTGGTGCTATAGGTGGTGAGCCTGGTATGGGTGGAATGGGTGAGGCCCCTGCTATGGATGTTGGTAATATGGATGTTGGCAATATGAATAATACTCCCGCACCGCTTCAGGAGCGTAGGAACATTGGTAAGACTTTTATGGAGCAGTATTTTGAAGTTCTTGAACATTCACATAAGGTAGAGGAGGATCTTCCAGATGAGGCTATTGATTACATTGGTAAGAATATGATGTTAAGTGAGGAAATTGAAAAACATATCTCCGAAATAAACATAATTGAAGAAAAAATTGATGATAGTGTTCAAAATTTACAGGAGGATATTGATAGAGTGAAAGAAGATAGAGAGTTGAATGCTGTTTTAAAAGATTAGACTATTTATATATAAAAAAAACTATGAATAAGAAGTTGATGAGTATAATAAATGAAATATTGACTACGGATGATGTTGATATTTTTAGAGAAGAAGTTTGTGAGGCTTGTGATGCTCGCAAGCGTGATTTAACGAATAGAGATATTGCGAATTCTCTTAAGGGGGTAAACTTTACCTATCTTAAGGAAAGTTTTGAGGGGTTCGCTAGTGATCTCATTAAATTTAATGAAGGAAAGAAACTTATTGGTGCTTATGTTAACTGTATTAGAGACAATAAGAATTTAACTAAAGCACACACTTTGTGCGAGTGTATTCGTAAGGCTGATAAAAACGAGGATGTTCATTCTTACATACAAGAAGCAATGTCAATGATTGGACTTGTTGATAAGAATTATAATAAGGAATGTGAGAAATTAGGTAAAATAGTTGCTGAGGCCTATCTTGTCGGTAGTAAAAATAATGACATTCATCTACCAGAGAAGTCTCGAATTGAGGAGTCTGTAGAATATATTCTCTCCAACAAAAAAAACCCAAGGAACCTTTCTGAATATAATGCTCATATGAAAAATATTGCTGAATGGGTTGCTGAGAATAATAAAGAAGTTTCAATATCTGAGAGTAAGTCCCAAAAAGCTTATTCTTTGATTGAGAATTTTAATAAAAAGTATACCAACGAACTTGAGGAAGATGCTGTTAATTTTGTAAAAGAATCTTTTACTTGTGGAAAAAAACCAATGTTTGAATCTTATAAAACTAAATGTATAACTAAAATTAACGAAGCGCTGAAGAATTGTTCTGGTGATGAAAATGAGAGACTTCAAATGATCCTTGAAAAGATTAATAGTAAGGTTTATAATCCAGAAACAGTGAATGCTGATATTTTTAGTTTGTTGGAGATCACAAAGTGTATTGAGTGAGATAGTTTTTAGTTTTTCATAAAATCACTACAAGGGAACCCATTACTTTGGTAGTGGGTAATTGACAAAAACCACATAATAATATTTTATCGTGTGGTTTTTTTCTTATTTGATAACAATTCTTAAATCTTCTTCAATTGGCATTTTTAACGTGCCTACTGGGTATTCAATACCATTTTCAGTAATATTACCATTAAAGTTTATTGAAAATTCCCCTCTGTAAGAGCCTGGGATTTTTGTATCCCTTTCTTTCCATTTATATTCAAGTATATATGAGTCGTCGCAACCAGAATCTTGTTTTGATAGAACTTCAACATTTCCATTTGATATGTGTA